GTGCCATACCCCCACCAGATACCCCATTCCAGCCCTCCCTGAGACATGTAACCATTCCCTATAGCATCATTGGCGTAAGGGTACACTTTTCCAGACACATAACTATCCAACTAGTCCCCAATAGTCCAACCGTCATTGACGTAGAGCATGGTTTTCCCTGAAAACCTTGTGTGAATGACCTAAAAGTGCTTCGGTTTCCATTATTGCCATACAGGAACCGGTATTTCAGGGTGTTTCCAAGCATACTGTGGTATCCTGACACCTTTACGGAATATGCCATATTGTTGTAATAATCGCTATTTAATGCTTGACAGTTCAGTATAAAGGGTGTATTCTAACCATGAGGTAGTCTATATGAATGCACCTAAACCGGAAATGAGTACAGCAGAGAAGATGGAAGCTATTGTTTCTGCATATTCAGGGACATATGACTATGAACTATCTCTTAAAATGTACAATGTATGTGATGAAGAACGTAAGATTATGGAGGATGATAGGTTCTTTTTGCTGAGGCTGAACAAACTTGAGCAAGCATGTAAGGCCAATATAATCCAGAAACTTATCAACATAAGTGAAACAGCACGCAATGAATCCGTAAAACTTTCAGCGACTGTTGAACTCGGCAAGATACTGTACAGAGAACGCTTCGCGCCAAAAGAAAAGGATGGAAATGGGGAGACAATGGTAAAAGTCGAAGTATATATGCCAGACAATGGGAGAGACCCAAAGTAAACTAGCTTCGGTTCCTATTATTGCTACATATGTCGGAAGGAGACACCGTGATACAGACGTTGCAAGACAGACCAAAACAGGAAGTGCGTATACTTCGTCCTTACAAGGGACAGCAGGAACGGTTCTTGTCTTCATCGGCTGATATAACAATTGGCGGGGGTGCGGCAGGAGGGGGCAAGAGTCACTTGCTACTGATGAACCCATTGCGACATGTGCATCGGCGTGGATTTGAGTGTGCTACGTTCAGAAGACAGAGCACACAGATTACGGCTGGCGGTGGATTGTGGGACATGTCAGTTGATATGTACACCCCGTTCAATGCGCGGTCAAAAGAGACACCAAGACATACATGGACGTTTCCTAGTGGAGCAAAGTTAACATTTGACCATCTGCAATATGAGAAGAGCGTTAAGGCATGGGATGGATCACAGCTTGCACTGATACAGTTTGATGAATTACAGCACTTTACAGAGACACAATTCTTCTATATGCTGTCTAGAAATAGAACGACATGTGGCATACGTCCCTACATGAGTGCGTCATGTAACCCTGACCCTGATAGTTTTCTTGTTAATCTGCTTGCATATTGGATTGATGATGAAGGTTTTCCAATTGCTGAACGGTGTGGAAAACTGAGATACTTTGTAAGACGTGATGGAGAGATACTGTGGTTCAATAATCCAGAGGAAGTGAAAGAATCATACCCTGCTGATTATGAGAAAGGGATATTGCAACCGAAGAGTCTGACATTCATCAAGTTCATGCTAGATGATAATGAGGCATTACGGGATGACCCAGATTATAATGCGTCATTGGATGCTTTGTTTGATTATGAACGTAAGAGATTGAAACTTGGTAACTGGTTTGCAAGACCATCTGCTGGTGAGTTGTTCAAGACAACCTACTGGAAGATGCTGGAACAAGCACCAAAAGCCGATTATTATAAGAGATTGGTACGATATTGGGATAGGGCATCTACTATGCCGAGTGACTCAAATACCGACCCTGACTATACTGTGGGCTGTCTCGTAGGTCTTACAAAAGATGATAGAGTGGTCATACTAGATGTGCGAAGAGGCAGATATGAGCCACATGATGTTGAAGAGCTGATAAAAGCTACTGCACGCCAGGATGGGCCGGAAGTTGAATTGTGGCAGGAGCAAGACCCTGGGTCTGCTGGTAAACTTGAGAAAGAATACTACACAAAGCAACTGATGGGATATAACCTGCACTGGAATAACAAACGTAAGAGCAAGCTGACGTATTGGAGGCCTCTTGCATCACAATTGAAATCTGGCAATGTGTACCTTGTACGTGGTGCATGGAATAGGTCATTCATTGACGAACTTGGTGGATGTACAGATGGGACACAGAATGGACATGATGACCAAGCAGACGCCGCAAGTGGTGGATTTATGACATTCTTCAAACTGCTGTACAATGAAGGTACAGGAGAAGTGATGCAGAATCTGAGGTATGGTGAATGAACAAATTAAAGCATGAAGCAATCTGTAGAGCGTATGAACATGAATATGCAATACTTACAAAACGACTGGATGATACAGCCGAATATTTTGCCATGCTTTTGGATTTTGTTGCAAAGTATCCACACTATCAATTGGAGAAAGAGCACAAGCAGAACTTGTTTTTTGCTTTTACATACCTACCTTGGAGAAAGAATTTACTTGCTGTTGTGCGGCTAAAGATAAGTGCATATAGAAGTGCATTACGACTTGTAAAACAAGATGGAGTTGAAGCATGGCAACATCAGTAGGAAAGAAGACAACAAAACAAAAGATGGCAAGATTTGCTACCTCACTCATGGAACAGTTGTTCGGTGAGGAATTTGTTGTGCGTGAACGAACCACTATTGTGCATGATGGTGACAATCAGTACACTGCTGAGAACTATGCTACACCACCTATTGTAGATGCAAAACTCGTACGTAGTCTGTATCATAATACAGATAATAGATATGCACTTGCCGCACAGCTTGTAAAACCAATTATAGATGCTAATGTATCATTCATTGGTGTACCTATTGTTAGGTCTAAAGACAATGCAGTGCTGGAAGCTGTAAAGACATTTAATAATCAACTGCCATTCAATATTGTACATCGTATTGTTGAAAGGGAAGGCACAGCATATGTGTGGCCACAGATAGATTTGGATGGTACAATAAGATTTGAAGTGATACGCCCTGAAACTATAAAAACCACCTTTATTGACCCCATGACTAAGAAAATAGTGGGATACATAATCAAAGATGAATTTAGTTTCAAAGACACTGCTGACCAAGTACATAATATTACAATTGATGTAACAATTGACGAGAAACGAATAACCAAACAAGTTACATGTGATGTCGCAACTATTAATAAACCTGCTGTCACACATCGAAATGTGTTCGGTTTCCTCCCAATTGTTACATTTTTAAATGATGCAGAACCATGGGAACAGCATGGGCACAGTGAAATTGAGAATATCGAACCTCAATTGAAGTTATACCATGACATAACTGTGGAAGCCAATAGAGCACAGAAACGTGATGGACATCCAAAAATGGTTATCCATACGAATGATGTAAAAGAGTGGGTTGAAAACAACTTTGGTGCTGGATACTATGAACAGTTGAGAAAAGGGCTTGTGAAACTCACACTTGATCAACGGGATCTGTACCTTTGTAGCACTGGTGGTGGTATTGAATCTGACCGTGAGGATGTCAAGTATGCCGAATCTGGGAAAGCTACTGGTGATTATAATAGTGTGATTGAGAAAACATTCACTAATATAATTGAAGGTGGACAGACTCCTGAGATAATGATGGGCGCTAGTATGGGTGCATCCTTATCTTCTGTGAAAGAGCAAAGACCTGCATACATTAAGAAGATTGCCAAGAAACAACAGCAGTATGCGACAAGCTGGCGTAAGTTGATTGTCATGGCACTTATGATAAAAGGGTTTGTTGAATTCAAAGAATACAACACGGATGATTTTACCCTTACATGGCCAACACCTGACTTTGCAACAGAAAAAGAGAAAGCTGATACTTTAAATACGCTGTCAACATCACTTATCAAAATGCGTCAAGCAAACATTATTGGGGACAAAGAAATATATGCCACAATAAAGAAGTTTGACATCCTTGAAGTTGAACAGGATGATACAAAGCATAAGAAAGATATTGATGATACAGCTAAGTTTATTATTGAGCACGAAAAAGACAAGCAAGCGGCACAAGATAATACAATGAATCAGCGTGTTGCTGATGGTGATTACGACAATAAAAAAGATGGAGATACCCCACAGGAGGGAACAAATGCCGAAGAAGAGCAACTTTGAACTTCATCAATCACTATTTTCAAGTAAGGCATTGAGTCCTTCTGTATTTGCTGTAGATACTGTTCCCGTAGGCAATACACAAAAAGTGAAGACTTTGTTTGGTGACATGGAAGCCATTGAATTTGTGAATGAGGTTCTGCTTGGTGAAGAACATCCTACTGACCAGTGGTCAGGGAGTATAGTACTTACAAAAGAATGGGCAGAATCATTTGCACAAGCTGTGAATACAATTCCAGGCTTTTTGTATGCACGTGGCCATGAAGATACAGAAATGTACAAAAGAGCTATTGCAAGTGGCTATATCGTTGGTGCTAAAGTTGATGGAGAACGGTTGTTACTAAGAAACCGTTTGCTTGTAAAAACAAGTCCTGATGGTAAAGAATTTGTTGAACAGACAATGCGTGAAGTTAATGCTGGTGTGCTTGCAACATCTACAGGCGACATGCAGAAACGTAGAATAGAGATTGATGATAACGGCAACTTTAAGCAGTATGCAATTGAATCAGTGAAGAATCAGACAAATGCACTTGTCGAACATGATATGCACGCATCTGATGCACACATAGTTTCATCCAATTTTCGAGTTGCGTATTATGATGAAACAGGAAAATTGATACAAGACACCACGGACGGTGGTGATAAGAAAGGAGAAGGAACAATGACTATTGAACAGCACATTGCTGAAATCCAGACTTCTTTGAAGACGGGCGAATCAAAAACTGATTTAGCTACCGTCCTTAAAGGTGTTGGTATCGAAGTATTGACTGACGAGCACAAAACTCAGATGTTGAAACTTAAAACAGCCGAAGAGAAAGCTGGTGGGGACATTGTAAAGTTTGTTGAAGATACACTGAGTGCACGTAGTGCCGTATTTACACAGACTTGTGAAATGAAATTGGCTACAGCTTTTAAGGATGCTGATGTTCTTGAACTTGCCAAGAGTTTGTTTGCGCTCAAGACTGGTGACAGTGTGGCAATTGATGCGGAAATCACGAGACTCAGTTCGCTGAAGTCTATTCAGAAGATGCAGACTCTTCTGGCGACACAGGTTGGGTACGTCCCCAGCGATGTGGTTCTGGTGACTCCTTCGACGAATAACAAAACCGGCTCGGTGGAGGCGTAAACATGGCTATGACTTCGTATGACAAGAATTATGACTTTCATGAAGAAACCCTGTCTGATGTGTTGCAGTTGGTAACAAACAATACCACACGGACTCTGGTGCACAATGAACTTGTGTATCTTGGTGGTTTCTTTGGTGAAGTTTGTGAGATTGACGGTATCCTCG